CCGGAGCCGACCGGACCGACAGGATAAGTGTCGAGAATGAGGAAGCGTGAGGCATTCTTCGGGTGCAGAGTGAGAAAGCTTTATTGAAACCTCTTTATACACGATGAGCGCGTCCCTCTGGGCGAAACGCCTCTACAGGTAAAGAATATCGAGGGTAATCATTGGAAACGTGCGAACGAGTAAGGAGAAACGGGGGGTCGCCGGACTCCGTGTAAGGCATGGGAGGCGGAGGTTCCAAATTATGCCGTCTAGTGTGCTTCCGCGGTTCGCACACCCACTCCATAGTGTAGCTCACAGTGAACATGGCATACTGGTTCAGAGCAGGCGGCAGAAAGGTCCGTTGGTCCAAGTCCGCCGGTGGCGGACCCACCTGCGGCTGCATACGAAAAAACACTTGGGGCGGAGGATCCACCAGCGCCCAGGCACCGAAATTATTTTTCTCAGACATGAAAGAGCAATCAGTGTATGGCTTCTTACACCAGATATCGTCCTCGTAACAGAGGGGGCGCTCGTCCCAGCAAGCCCCGGGCATGGGGGGAATGAACGGCAGGGAAACTTTCTCCGTTTTAGTGGCTCCAGGTCCTGTACTGCTGCCAGGTAATTTCGCTCCCCAGGTGGGGACCATAAGGGCATCTCCAGGTCTTTCTCCAAGACCTTCTCTCTCTGCTGTCACCAAAGGTCGAGGTTTTTTGACGTAACCACCAGGATTACGGTAGTCTTTGTCCTCGTCAAATCTTTCATAAAAAGAATCTTCAGCAGAGGACCGAGCAAAGGCCATATCACCCAATTGGAAATGTACATTTCTCTCTACCTCCCCCTGGCGATTATAGTTTTGAGTGGAGATGGTTGTAGTCTGTCTGGTAAACGGCATGAGAGAGTGCCGACTATTACTAGTGCGATCACCGTAGGCGATCGCAGACATCTCATCGAAGTCGCTGCTAGCACTTAGCTGTGTGGAAACCGGCAGACACGGTCTTGGGCCCGGTATAAACCCCTGAGGAAATATGTCCAAATCAGTCCCCTGAGGCTGATAAAATGTAGGTGCATTGTTCCCATCCTGTCCCAAATAAATCGCCAGTCTGCTGGGCAGAACAGGGTTATGACGGAGGTTCAACGTGCCCATACGGCTGCCCAGTCGCTTAGGTTCGAGACTGGGAAACTCGTAAGTAAAGGAGGTACCATCACCGCTGCGCAGTATTTGGGCAGCGTGTTCCTCCAGAACAAAGAACTCCGTGTCCGCGCTAGGATGTACCTGATACTTAATTGTACCGTTTGCATGGTCCCAAGCAATAGGATTAAAACCCGTAAAATAGGCGTATTGGGGAGGGTTGTACCACTGAATACTCAGTGCACCAGGGTTTCCCTCTTGAGCATGCCCAATGACATACGGAAAGGTGTACTCGGAGTCTTCGAATATCAGGATGCCACCTGTTCCGGAGTCATGCACGTTTGTCTCGTTGTTCGTCTGATGTACGTCTTTGATCACCACGTTCTCCACTGATATACTCAGGGATTTGGGCCTAATGGAGTCGTATCGTCTCCCTAGCTCTTGCCAATCAGACGGGGTAAAGTGGTTCATGTAGCAGTTAAAATCAAAGTACTGCCACGGTGTCAGGAACCCCATGCCTGGTTCGGAGTCAGATTTACTGGTGTCAGCGTCCAGGAACAGCGGCTTGTAGTCAGTCTTAGGGCTCAGTATTACCATTCGCGTCTGAGTGGTCGTCACCCCATGAGTCCCAAACACGGTGCCTGCGCGCCAATGCCCGGATGCTCTCGGTCCCCCCCCATGACCTTGAGGTTGATGTTGGGTGCTGTCGGCACTCTGCATTTTTATTGGTATATTAATGCGCACAATCCCACCCCCCTCGTCGTCTCCCGACCCCTCTCCGGCGCCCTCTTCCTCCTCCGTCCAGAAGTACTCCGGAACGTCTAGTCTTGGTTTTTGGGCGGGCGGGGCTTTGGGGGCGGAGTCGGCGCTCTCCGGAGGATCCTCCTCCTCACGAGGTCTCTTCTGGGACTCCTCCCCCTCGCTCTGTACGGGAGGATCGGGCGGTAAGACTTTGTCCAGCTCCCCACCAATGAGATCCGCTAACGTGTCCTTAGCTCTCCACAGCCCCCTAGCCGCATTCGCCACTAACTGATCGTACCGATCGAGTATCTTCCCCGCTTCCTCGGCATCTGCAAGCTCTTTCCCCATCAGACTGTCCGCCCCCCTCCCGTGAATATAGGGTATGTGGCCATGCTTGATGAGCTCGTCGTACCGCTCATCGTGTTTCTTAGCTATGGCATCTACGGGTCCCCTCGGCTCCCCCGCATCCAAGGGATTGCCGGGCCCTACATACCTATATCCAGGCAGGGTGAGTCCTCCCCCTTTTCCATCTGACTCTGCTCCATCTGATCCTCCCACTTCGGTAGACGTGGGATCTCGTTCCCGTTCGGCCCCCGTATCAGCCCGTCCAGACTGTCCATCAGACCCTGGGCCAACAGCCTCAGCACTCTCAGCAGGCCTCTCTTCAGGTGCCGGCCGAGATCGCTCTCCGGCTGCAGACCCAGGATTGTCGATACGAGCGACCTGAATCTCTTTCGGACGGTCTTCCTCTTCTGCCTTGTAGGAGGCATCTAAGGAATTACGGATGTCTAGGTCAAGCTCTGCCCAGGTACCCCAGGGACTTCCTTTCGGGGGCTGAGGTCTATACCCGCCCGTAATCCACACCCTCATCACATCTCTCTGAGGTAAACGGACCTTGTCAGCGAACCGCTGTAGTCCAAAGAAAGCCCTCGTGGCATCATTGTCCCCGTAAAGAAAATCTATCATGCTCCGCCTGACGCTATCTATCTCTGGGTCCTCCCGATAGTCATCTACGACTGCCATAAAGAGCCTTCCCAGATCGAGCACTGTTCGCGCTAGCTCGTCTCCCTTGGAGGTCTGGTGTCCCGCCATCCACCATTGCTTCGCCACCTCCTTAATTTTATCCCAGAAACCACCGTGTTTGTTTATTGAGATAAAAAACTTGTAAAGCTGTAAGAGAGCCTGGCGCATGCGCGGGTCATAGCCAGGCCTCAGAAGGGCATTGATCCCTCTCCGCCCGCCAGAGTTGTTTCTTCTATTGCCCCAAATGGATCTGTCCATGGCATCCATGAGGTTCTCCAGCGGGGGCCGGTCACCCGGCTTCCACGCGTCGGCAGCGCTCATGGCCGCTTACCTGGAAGGAGATCGGAGTCCGAGGTTAGAGCCACGCTTGCCAAGGTCGCAAGACCGTGTTCGACGGTCGGACGCTTCTGCCTATAAGGGAAAGGCAGGGGATATGGTAGTACCAGTTGTCTACGTTGTGCCGAGCTCTGATGCACGCCGACTCGCTCCGAGACACCGAGGACCGTCTGGCTTCCCAGGATCTGAGTACTCTCTGGAGAGTCTTTCCAGGCTGGTGCCTCCGGGTGCTGCGGCTGGTGCACTCGGGTAGGAACAGATACCCCAAAGCCTCCCGGGCAGGAGCTCCGTACCTTGGTTCCTCCTCGACGTCCGTCTCAGAGTCTGAGTACTCGGTGAGGCGACGTTTCTTTTGACGCTCTCGGGGCATGCGCGTTGGAGTGTTCTGCGGGGGGTCGGGGAACCACTCCTCCTCCGAGTCCCAGGTGTCCCTCTCCTCCCGTATGGGCGGAAGGGCGGAGCTTTCTATCTTTGGCGCTGTGGTCGAAACTTGGCAGGGTGGAGCTACCGCTGCTACGGCCAGTTGATCTATTTCGGGTGGAGTTCCTCTTTCGTTCAGGAGCTTCTGCCCGTAAGCCATGAAGCTGGGGAGGTCCCGCAGCACCCAGGGGGGGAGGTCAGCATTGGGACCCCCAGGAAGTACATGGCTGAAAGTGACCTTGAGCATGCGGCTCTTGAGAGGCCCGGCGTGGGCTGTGGAGATTACATTGCCCGAGTACACGGTGCACATGTCACCGTTAGAGGTGATCACCACGGGAGCAGGTATAAACTGCTCTGAAGGTTTACCCTTAATGTCAATCCTTATCTCGCTGCCCCCCAGTATGGCCTTAGCGGCCTCTACAAACTTCTCAGACATCTTCCCTTCCTCCCACCAAATCAGGGATTGAGAGGCACAGTCACTGAACGGGAAATTCTCATTGTTCCAATTCACGCAGCCGAAGCAGGGAGCTAGTTTGGCGAATGCGCCGGCTAACAGCGTCTTGCCAGTGTTAGCGGGTCCGAACAGCCAGAGGGCTCTCCTCTTTTGATGTCCCCCCTTGGCCCAATTAGCTAGGTACCAGGCTGCCTGTTCTGGGTCATAGCCGTTAATGTGGAAGAGCCTGGCTACGGCATTCACAACTCCAGGTACCCAGGGGTCAGCACCTTTCACTATGCTCTCCAACAGTTTGTTCCCTGCTACGAGTTCCCTGCGTGCAAGGTTCAGAGCGTTCTTCACTTGCAGCACCCCTTGAGAGGTGGACATGAAAGAACGATATCCCATCTTATCCATCTCGATCCACTTGGCCTCAGTGCAGCAGCCATTGTCTACCAGCCAGTCTACGGCCTGCAAGAATCTATCTGCTGCTCGGCCTTTCACGGTGGGCCCAAGGTGCTCTTCCTGACTCCCCTGTCTAGCGTCTTGGCTCCCATCTCCAAGAGGAAGTGGTCCTGCATAGTCTCTTCTTTTCGGCTCAGAGAGGACAACTTCATCAAACTCCTGCATAGACGTGCTGGCCCAGATCACGTCGCCGGGGGGGAGCTTAGGCACGAGATAACATCTGATAAAGTCCTGATCGCCTTCCCACCAGCGGCCGTGAGCGGTCTTCCTCATCTCAAAGTACAAGGGGGGGGCCGTGCCTGGCCTATGCTCTATCATAGCCTGCCTAAACATCTTCAGCCACCCCCCCATCTCCCTCGGGCCTTTGTGCCGCGGGGGACTCACTGCGAGATGAAGGTGAAATGGTGCCGGGTTCCCGGGGCTGCTGGGCTCCATTTGCAGAAAGTGGTAGATTCTCTCCCTGAAGTAATTGTCGTAGGTTACCTGCAGTGTCTCGTCAATCAGCTCGAAGACGCTGACCAGGAACCTGAACACCTCTCGGCCCCACTTGTCGCAGAGCTGCTCAATCGGCCAGTCTTCGGGTGCCGGCATGTTCCTGTTCGCCATACGGTCTCCTTGCAGCCATCTCACGGGCTCCAAGTCGCCCCGGTACAGCTTGAGCACGCCGAGGTAGAGGACACCTGCCATGACGTGTTCCTCACTCTTCAGTGTCCACCCGAAGAATGCCTCACGCTTCCTCATTCTCGACACTTATCCTGTCGGTCCGGTCGGCTCGGTATGACGACATCCGGAGGCGTGGCCAAACCCGGAAGTGCTGACTCACCGGAAACCGGAAACCGGAACCGGAACCGCCGCCATCTTGAGTGTGGCGGAAGTGAAACTACGTCATCATTCGGCGACTTCCGGTCCGACTAGAAA